CTGCCATTACCAGAAATCCTCCAATGATACACCTGGGCGTTCCGCATTCCAATCAATCGCACTTAGAATGACTTGAAGTGGTTCTACATATGCTTTACTAAACTGAGTTTCGTAATCAATGTAATCATGCAACTTCAACTCTTTTGGAAGACTAGATGGAAAACTAATTACGTTTTGCATCGCAGGATTAGGTTCTTTGAGATAACAGAACTTAATCTTTTCGCCTTCTTGTACGAGTGGATAGCGTTTACCCAACTTGTTTTTGTTAATCATATCATTATACGTTAGTGAACCCCTCACATGAATTGGGGTACCTTTGATAAAGATACTTACACTACTCTTGTATTTAGTCAACCCATTGACACCACGAGGAAATGAAACATCCTCTGGGGGCAATTTGAAAAACTCTTCTTTGAAGTTGCTGATAAAGTCTTGCACATCACGTTCTGTACCAGACATGATGATTTTCAACGCCTCTTTAATCTTGTCACGACACACGGATGGAGTCGAAGACTTGACTGCTTCAATGCCCATGATTTTGAGTTTTGGTTCTGAGTAACGAACACCCTCAACATCCCATGCATTCATAATGTAGCGTTTCTTTGCAGTCCAAATTGCTTTGTCTGCAATAGTCTCACGCTTCATAAACATCTTCTGTTCGAATGCGTTTACATATCTAGCAAGCGTTTCGTAACTTTTATCAATAAATGGTTCCAACTTCTGACTTGCAACCTTGTCCAAGAAGGTGACAATGTTGCTAGTCTCTGCTCCCTCTGGATAGATTTGTGAAACAAGTCTATCAAAGCGGATGTATACCGAATCTGTATCAATCGCCACGACATAATCTTCGTCCTCTGTCTTTAACAATTTGTTCATGTATTGGTTAACATACTTCTCAATCCAACGAATAGACAACTGACCAGCAGTTGTAATTCCTTCCGCAATACGCAAATCGTAGTGACGGAAATATTGGTTACCGATAGCACCATAAGCAGAGTTCAACTGAATCTTCTTTGCCATCTGAGTGTTGTTGTATGTAGACACCTTGTACTCTAATTCAGTACGTTTGCTGGGGTCTTTCTCACCTTGCAACTGAGACTGTGCTTCAAGCATCAACTTTTTGTATCGCTTACGGTCTTGGTACAAGTTATCCATCATCTCAGGTAAGAACCCACGAATATCTGTACGATACATCGAACCATTCGGGCAGACTGTCTTGTCTTCCAAATGAGATAGGTCAACCTCTTGATTGAGCAACATGTCAACGTTGACGTTCATCCGTTCATCTGGAATCAACGTTTCTGGTGACAAGTTGTACTGCATAATCAAGTGAGGATATAGAGAGTTCAAGTCGAAAGACATAACCCACTTATGTTGTCCGACATGGGGGTCTTTTACATACGCACCTTCATACTTATCGTTTTTAACAACGTCCTTCTTACCTGGAAGCACAATGTGTTTTGTACGCAAGTAGTTGAAGATTAGAGTATCCCACATACGCACTTGAGAGAATACGTCATTGATATTAACCTTTGCGTCATACGCAAGACCAATAACCATCTCAATCAGTTTCATCTTCTCTTCTAGTTTGTCCACCAGTTCAACGTCACGAATGTTATATTCGATATACTTCTGATAGTCAGTCTTGTAGAGTTGATGCAACGATTCAACTTCTGAATAGTCAAGTTTACGCTCACCAAGTTCAACGTGACAGATATAGTCAAGTCGATACGATTCTTGGTTGGTGTATGTGAATTTCTTGTATAGTTCGATATAGTCTAGAACAGAGATACCTGGTAAGTCATATGTAATGAGAGTACGTCCCATCATGTTGACTTTACGTTGTCCAACAATGCGCCATGGTGAAAGTCGCTTTGCTTCTTTCTCGCCCATGATTTTGGTGATACGATTGTATAGGTATGGAATATCGAAGAATTGAATGTTCCAACCAGTGAGAATATCAGGCGCAACGCCATCCCACAAGTCTAGGAACAAACGACACATTTCGTACTCATCCTTGCAATGAACGTACTCAATGTTTTGGGACATGTTAGACGCATCGAATTCGCCACAACCCAACACAAAGTATTTACCCTTTGCTTTGAAGGTGATAGCAGTGAGTTCTTCATCTGCTTTGTCTGGGTCAGGGAATCCGTTTTCTGAACCAACCTCAATATCAAGGTTAGCAATGACAAGACGATTCTTGGCGTACTCAATGACACCTGGATATTCGTCTGAAATGTAGCAGTATGTGTAGTTCTGATATCCGTAGATTTCGAAACCGTTCACATCTTTGTATTGTTCAACCCACTCTTTGGTTTCTCTGATACCACCAGGTTGAACCGCACCGACAGTCTTACCATCTAGTGTTTTGAATTTGGAGGGTTTGTTCGTAGGAACAAATAGTGTGGGGCGATAAGGTAGTTTGTACTGTTTTCGTGTACCCTTATCATATTCACGAACAAGTAGATTGTTGCCTGCTTGTTGTACGTTAGTATAGAATCGCATTATTTACCACCTTCACAGTCTTGTTGGATAGACTTTCATTAACTAATATCTGACAACTTAGACGACTATTATACCTCACATCTTGCTCAATGTCAAGGGTTAATTTTTCGTCTTCTGCCATGCCTAAGAGTGGGGGGTCAATGTGTACATGACAACTTGCACATATACATTGACCACCACAATCACCCATCACTCCAAGCGCAAGCATGAGGTTCGTACCTACTTCTGCCTCATGCTCTATTCGCTTTTCGTTCTGTATACTATAGAATTTAATTTTCAACTTAGATAATTAGTTCTTTTTTTGGTGGTGTAATGATACCGCTTCCGAAGTTACGCTTGTATTCTTCCATCAAGTCGCTAACAGGGACTCCTTTGAATACAATCGAAGAGTCACTAATCTCAACACCTTTATCACATTGTGTACCTTCCACATATGGCATCCATGGCATGATTGCAATTCCACCTTGTCCGTTAGGGAGTAGGATTGCTACCTTTGCATATCTTCCATTAGTTTCAGTACACACCAATTCTTCACCTGTTGTTAGGCGAAGCAAAACGATATCATTCATATTTTAACCTCAATCAAACAATTTATCAAATGTCGCAGGACCTGCAACACCATCGGCAACGAGTCCATTTGCACTCTGCCATTCTTTCAATGCACGTTCTGTACCGCCACCGAAAATACCATCTGCGCCAATGCCCAATGCTTCTTGCATTGCCTTAACGCCATCTCCACGCATACCTTTGCGTAGGATACCGAAGTCGCTTGAATCAACATGGTCATCGTCTTCAACGTGTGAGTCGCATTCGCCATGCTCATCCATTGCATGAAGTGCTTCTTTCCAATGGTGAATACGGTCTTCAAGTCCAATGTAACCACCGTTGATACGTTTGGTCATTGTCTTGATATCGTCTGAGTCAGCGTACTTGTTCAAACCGTTCTTGTTCCAGAACCAGACTGCACTCATCAATGCCATCTCTTTATCGTCTGAAACTTTATCTGGATTGTCTACTGCATCTACGTCCATGTCAGCAGAGAATGCAGCATAGTTTGCTTTACCTGTCAATTGGATGGGACCACGACCACGATATCGCCAACCATCACCGCTATCAGTATCGCCATTGTCCATGCGATTAGCGTAAACCACATTCGCAATCTTTTCAGGTTGTCTTGCATATTCGTTTGCATCTCGACCTGCACGAACAAAGTATTTACCGAAAACGGCATCCAATGCTTTTGCAGAATAGTTTAGGTTTTCTGAGAAGACACGCCAACCGCCACTTTCGTGACCACACTGAGCAATGAATGATGCAATGCGTTTTGGGGTGTCGATTTCGTATTTGGGTAGTACCTCTGCCATTGCATCAACCCAACCTTCGGGGTCAGAGCAACGAGGAAATAGTTTAGCAAAGGTTTCTTTGGTAAGGGGAAAAGACATGTATAGGTTCCTTCATTTTATGTACATAGAGATAGGGCGAGTTTCCTCGCCCCATCTTATTTAGTTACTTCAACTCAATTTTAAGAGGTTTGTCCTCTTCTGGAACAAACTCTTCTAGCAAGATATGAAGCATACCATCTTCCATGGATGCTTGCTTTACCTCTACGTTGGATGCAACTTTAAAGTTGTGAGTGAAGTCCCGATTTGCGAGTCCACGGTAAATCCATTTCATTTCGGAATCCGTTTCTTCTTCTAGAGGGTTACTTGCACGACCAATAACCGTGAGAGTATCCTTCTTAAATTCAATATCAATATCCGATTTCTTGAACCCTGCAACTGCCATGTCAATCATGTACTGATTGCCTGCTCTGCGGATATTGTATGGGGGATATTTGACGGTATGTTTACGAGATGCAATGTTCTCGAATTCGTCAAAGATACGGTCAAAACCGACCGTGAATGGGTCAAAAGTTCTTGTCATTTTGTTTCTCCTTTATAAAAAAGCAAGATTTGTTAATTCACATTACGAAGTAGGATACCTCATAGAGCGTATCCATCACCGTCCTATTTATACGCCAGTAGAACCAAATCCACCTTCACGAGATGTTTTTTGTTGTGGCGCATTTGCGATAGGCATGATTGCAAAGTTTGGTTGATACACCAATTCTGCTTGTGCAATCCTATCGCCATTTTTGATATCGACCATCTCACTAGAGATGTTGGTAATCATCACAAACGTAGGGTCAACGTAATCAGAATCAATTACGCCTTCCGCATTCGCAAGAACAAGTCCTTGCTTCAACGAGAGACCACTACGAGCATGTAGACGAACACTACATCCAGTAGGAATGTCGAATATCAAACCTGTTGGTACTAGAACTCTGTCACCTGGCGATACACGAATCATACCACCATCGACATTAATCGAGGTTCCAGTTCCTTTAATATTATGTTTTGAGTACATGGTATATTCAGAACCATGTGGGATATAAGCATGTAAATCGAAACACGCAGAATGCTCTGTTGCAACTACTGGGTCTTTTACATCTTCTGCCATTTTATAGTACCCTAGCGGGCGTTCAATTGTCATTTGCATATTAAACTTTCTTCTTCCCAATATTATATTTTGCTACAAGTTCCCAATCACCACGGTCTTTGTGTGGGAGAATTTTAATTTGCGATAGCGGAGCAACTGGGTCTTCAATTTTTGACCCGTTGATAACTTTAATGAGATTCCATTCCACAAGCAAGTTGACAATCGTATTACGTCTTGCAATATCGCCTTCTGCAAAGTTACTTGGTTTACCATCTAATCCAAACAACTCTTTGAAGTGTACAATGTAATACTTGCCCTTCTTGTGAAGAATATGACAAGACTGATATAGTTTCTTGTCTTTGCGTGATGCAACCCCAATACGAGTTAGGGTTTCACGCACCTTTAGGAAATCGTCTTCCTTTGCGAGTGTGACTTCAATCAAGTCATCAACAGTTATGTTCATTTCAATCCACCTTTTTCTAGTTTTGCTCTTAGTTCAATAATCTGTCCATCAGTTAACATAGATGCAGCAATTTCTGCTTTTTTTCGACTGTAACCATAGAACTCTTGGATAACCTTGATAGTATCATCTTTTTCTGGTTTTATCCATTTGGCGAAGCGTTTACGCTTTCTAATA